GTTGTATGCCTGGCCAGCTGCTGAATACAGCTCATTTGATAAAGCCTTGAAATCTTCACGTTGTGTAGGCGTGAGCTTTTGGCCGGTCATCATATTGCTGAAATAGTTATTTAATCGGTCCATGCGGCCAGAGGCTGCCATAGCAATGCCAAGCTCAGACTCGCGCACCACAGAACCTGGGTCTAGCAATTTCATCACCTTGGTTGCGCCAGCCACATCACCAATTGGTGTGCCTTGGCTTAAAGATGAAACGACTTGGCTATAAGCAGACTTCATGTCGTTGTAGTCTTTATAGATTGGCTCATTCTTAAATGCGCCACCTAGTTTCATTTCATTCTCAAACCCTTTTTGGCCACCAGTCATGTCCACTGGCACTGTGACTTTTGTTGTTGGTGCAATTTGCTTGCGATACTCGCCAACTTGACTAATGCCTGCTGTACCAGTTCCAGCCAATGGTGTGCCACTGATGTACTCCACAGCACGAATGTCAGGGGACTGAGCCTCATAAGGTGAAACACCTTTGGCAATGCGTGACTCACCCAGTTTGTTGTACTGGACCATGACAGTTTTGCCATCAATAACCACTGGCTCTGGCTTGCCAAATTCAGCCTGAGATTGCGTCATTTTTAACACTTCAGACATTCCCTCTTTGCGTGGCATATTTGCCAACAAAGCTCTTTGCACTGGGTTTAAAAATGCAAGTGGGCCTGCTTGCGCTGGAGCTGGCGCTGCCATCTCTTGCTCGGCAGTTGGTACAGCCGGTCCAGTTGGCATTGGCTGCGCTGCACCAGTAGCACCGACTGGAGAAATCCCACCAAGCAATTGTCTCCAAGACTCATTGCCAGCAGTCTCTGCTTGCATTTCTTTAAGTTTTGCACCCAAAAGCAAATCTTGAAAAGAGCTGGCACGGGCTTGCTGATAACCTTGCTGGCCTGCCTGCAAAGCTGATCCAAGCGCTTGGCCCAAGCCAATGCGTTGTGGGCCACGCCCACTGGCTTGCAATAGTGCAGCAGCTGCTGACAGCGTTGCATTACGGCCTAAGAGCTTGCGCTGGTCTTCCGACAGTAGCGCATCAAGTCCTGATGGAGTTCCACCAGACATCCCGCCACCAAATAAATTGCCTAAATTTGCAAAATCAAAATCAGCCATTTTGTCTTCCTTATCTGCCACCTAAAAGGCCAAGAACACCACCAGCCACAGCGCCATAAGGGCCAAACAATTGGCCGCCAGCCAATGCGCCACCCAAGGCGCCAGACGCTGGGTTTGAATAACTAGGAGTCGTTGCCTGCATTCCAAGGTTGGCAGGCTGCGCACCCAGTGAAGACTGGACCACACCCAAACGCTGCAATCCAATATTCCGGATTGCATCCATTTGTTGCTGATCCAAAGCCTGACGCGCACCGCCAGCACCCATGACCGCTTGAGCGCCACCAAGACGCAATGCTTGTTGTTGTGCAGCCAAATTACCAAGCTGGCTTGCACCACCTAGCCTCAATTGCGCACCTTGCAAGCCTGCTTGCTGATTAGCAAGATCAACTTGTTGCTGACGACCAATGTCAGCCTGCTGCATGGCCATAGCCTGGTTAAATGCCTGCTCGTTTAAAGTTGTCCCAAGGTTGGCGGCCTGCTTGGCAAACCCTTGGTTAGTCAAGCTCTCGGCCACACCTTGGCGTGATCCACCAAATGCACGGGCTTGCATGGCCTGCTGTCCAGTCTGCCTGATGGCCGCTTGACGCGCAGATTCCAGATCAGCCAAGGCATTGGTGCGCACTTGGGCTGTATATGGGTTCATGTAAGAACCGATAGAGCCTGGGCCTTGCCCCATGCTCAAGTTGGTGCTTGTCGCCTGCACACCCGCTGGCTGGTAAACACCACCATAAGCCGCCATCCTTGCGGCCAAGTCTGTGCCAGTAATGCCTGGGCCAGCAAGGCCGGTGTTGACCAGAGCCTCCTCGCCTGCCTGATACATTGGGTTATACCCAGCAAACTGCTGGACCGGCAAAGCACCAGCGACACCTTGGGCCTGCTGAAAGTTGGCCAAGAATGCTTCTTTGATCTGTGGATCAATGGAGCTTGTCGATGTAGTTGTTCCACCTTTTGACATATTGCCACCTTATCCGAGTAAAGACTTGAGTTTTTTAGCAGGCACTTTGCCTTCGTTGATCATGTCCAGAAGTCCACGGCCATACTTGTTGACTGAAGACTTCTTGATCACATATTCGCCCATATCAAGATTGACAGCGCCATCATCTGGACCAGGGGGGTTCATGCCAAACATCAAACCACCATGGACCATACCGCCTTGGGCCAAGCCGCCAGTGCTGCTTGAATCCAATTGTTGTGCTGATGCTGCCGCTGTAGCCGCTTGTTCTGCTGCTGTCTTGGCAGTATTAACCGCTGCAATTTGGTCATATAGACCAGGGTTATATCCACCCATTGGCTGATTTATTGCCATGCCAGCATAGGGATTTGTCAAGGGACTCATCTGGCCCATGACCTTACTGTAAGGTGACATTCCACCAGTAACTGATGGGTCATATTGTGCGCCTGGTGCAATGGACTGATAGTTTCTGAAGTTCTGCTCCAAAAGCCCAGTGCCAGCTTGTATGCCTGCCAACTTCTGCTGATTGGCCAGATAGGCTTCATAAGCCCTTTGGTTGGTTGCAATCTGCTCCTGATTCTTAATCTCATTCAAGCGCTTTTGTTCATTAGAAAGAGTTAAATTGGCCGCAATCTGCTCTTGATTCTTAATCTCATTCAAGCGCTTTTGCTCGTTAGAAAGAGCCAAATTAGCCGCAATCTGCTGCTGATTCTTAGCTTCATTCAGACGCAAATATTCTTCATAAGCCTTTTGGTTTGAACCAATCTGCTGCTGATTCTTAATTTCATTTAAGCGCTTTTGTTCATTAGAAAGAGCCAGATTACTTGCAATCTGCTGCTGATTCTTAATCTCATTCAAGCGCAAATATTCTTGATAAGCTCTTTCGTTTGCAGCAATTTGCTGTTGGTTTGAGCCTTGGCGCAAAGCAAGCTCTGACATGGCTGCTCGGTCATATTCAATTTCAGCAGCCGTTGTTGGAGTGGCCGTTTGAAGTCTGGTTTGCACATCACCAACAGGAACACCTAAAGCGCGTGAAACATCGGTGGCGCTTACGCCATACTGATTCATGTTGCTTTCGATCTGCGCATCAGTCAAGCCCTTGGCCTGCGCTTGTGAGTATGCGTTGGCAATACTTTGATCGTATTGCGCTTGACTAATGCCATTATTCAATGACCATGCGAGTCCTGCTGAAGTTGCCATATGTATCCCCTAAAGTTCCTTTGCCATTACAGACCACTGTGGACTGTAACCTTCGTCTTTCAAAAATGTCTTGGCCCAGCCTCTTCGGCCTGCCAAGGTCACTCTGGTGCAGCCAACAGACTTGCCCCAGGATTCGATCAATGGTCTCATCCGTGAGAGTTCGTCTAGGTCGCCACCAGCCAAGAAATAGTGCAAATTCTTTAGCCTGGGATAGACAACGATCTCTGTCAATACCACCGAGTCCTTGGCCGGCCACAGCTGCAATCTGTGATCCTCGACCATCTCAGCGACATCGTCAAAATTGTGTGTGCCTCCACTGTATTCTAAAGCAGCCTCCACATGGTGGCGCAGCCTATCCAAATGTTCTTGGTCACTCATCGCTTGCCAGCTGGGATGGCCTCAAGCCTCATCACCCCAATGCGCCAGTCGGCCAAAGTGTTGCCAGTTACCCGCATATTGACTTGCCGGCCAGAGAATCTGACACTAGTTGGGTTGGCTGCCGTATATGGTCCAAATGTGGATTGTGTGCCAGTTGGATAATTGCGGGTTTTAAATGAAACCACGGCCTCACCTAGTGTCTGCTCATCTGGGACAACTTGGCGCACCGACATGATGTTGTCGCCATTGCCCAATTGGACTGGACCAGACTCGGCAAAAAGGCTTGAGCCATCGTAGTTGTAGCCCACCTCATGCTCATAGATGTAGCCATCGCTTGAGACCATCAGAGGGTATGTGTAGACACCAGAGTCAACCCCAGCGTTTCTGGCCAATGTGCCAATGTTCCAATGGTTTTCGCGGTAGTTAAAAGTGACATAACTGTCATTTTCATTACTGGATGCACTTGGGTAATACCACCAGATTTCACCATACTTGCTGACATGGACCGCATAAATCTTGGATGCCTGCGCATAGTTGATATTGTCAAAGATGTAGTCAGACACATCACTTGGCAGTGGCTTGACATAGCCGTCATAAATCCAGAAGCCAGAATTGCTCATCCAAATGGCTGCCGTATCAATGGCCGCCACAGACTGGGCCGAAATGAGACCGCAGCCAGAGCCGGCCTTCTCAAAGCCATAGACAAATGGAGCGCCAACATACTGGGCCGTGTGGACATCCACATCTGTAAACAGTAGGTTGACACCCTTGACCCGCTTGCCGGCAATGAGTGAGCCAGGGGTGGCCAGTTCATAGTCGCCTGCAAGGTTGTCGCCTGCCGGTGTCCACTGGGTATTGTTCTCTTGGTCGCACCACTGCACCTTGCGTGGATTACCACCCGCGCCAAGTGCAAAGATAATGCGCTCTTGGGTGACTAAAACCGCCTTGTTTCCAGTGGGCGCATTGGCAATTGCCGCTGCCAATGTGGGCGTTGAGAAACCCAGTTGCCACTCATAGAGCTTGCCATCCCATGAAGAGCAGGCAATCAAATACTCGCCCCATGTATCGAGTGACCAGGTGGTGGCTGCAATGGGAGTGCCGGTGTCAGGTCGTGCTACACCATAGGCAAAACTTCCATAGGCGTTGTAGCCGTAGCCAGTCAGCACTGTAGAGCTTGCATAACCCGTGGTGAATCCAGTTGGCGTGATGTCTTTCAATGTGCCAATGGCATTCATCACATAGAGCTTGGTGTGCGTTCCAGCGCCAATCCAGCGATCATTGCCGTTGTCGCGCCAAGTGATGATGCCTCGGCATGAGCCTGACATCTGTGAGCTTGACCTGGTGCGCCACCCATTGATAGGGCGCAGTGTCCCCTCATACCAGCGCACTAGGTTTGCGTCATACCAACGGCCTGCTGCCTGGTACTCAGTACCATTTCGGAAAACACCTGGGGGTAGCTTTAAAGGTATGTACATGGCAGTATTTATGTAATGTTTGAGACAAAGCTCATTGTGACAATGGCTGATGGGACTGCTGGCCTTGTGGGGCTTGTTCCAGCAGCGTATTGTTCAATGGACACACCCGTGTCGGTCGGCCTCCACATTATCTCAACATAGTCAGTCGCATTTAAGCTCAAAAAGTAATTCATGGCTGCAATGATGTGGAATGGGTCTCCAGCACCCTTTCTGGGTGCAAAGCCAAATCTGCTGTTTGAATTGGCTGAATTTGTCCCATTGACCCGAAACCAGACATCCACATCCTGAGAAGCATTTGTCGTGTTTGTAAACTGAATGGAAAATTGCAAGTTCCAGATTCCGGCATCGGCCACAGTGATTCTGGACCCACTGGCCATAGTCACGCCATTGGCAAAGTCTGTGGTGTTAAATGTGACCGCATAGGCCGTGGTCGTGTTGGCAGCCACTTGGTTGGTCGAATCTTGAAAAGCCCCATGGGGTGCATTCATAAACCGACCACCCCTTGGTCCAAACAGAGACCCCAAGACAGTTGTTAGTTTTCTGAAGTAAACATTCAGTGAGCTGTTGTTTTCGTTGAAATGCCTGCGCTCATAGACCTCGGTCGGATAACCAAGGGCTGGTGGTGGTGGATTCTCAAGTTGTTGTGTTTGGCTGGCCATGGTGCAATTTTATGCCTCAATCAAGCAAAGCGCACTCGGCTTTTCTGCGCTTTAGTAGACCAGGCAAAACCTTGCCCCCGCCCTTGGTCCACAGCATGAGCTGCTCTTTTGCACCCTCCCAGTCACCAGCATTGATCTTTCGTTTCAAGGTAGAGGTCTGGAGCCGGCCAGTCCCTAAGTTGTAGCAGAAGTCAACAATCGCATTGCACTTCTTTTCGTCTGTGGCCAATATGGGGCAGTTCCTTAATGCACCAGGCAAATAAGTATGCTCCAGCTCTACCATCAACAAAGCTCTGGCCGTTGGCTCATCCATTGGCGTGTCCTCCAATGTCACCTTGCGCTTGTCAGCGTAGTAGGTGGAGCCGTAACCAATGGTGGCCACGCCAGCAGGGCAAAGGTAGGGCTTGGCCCGATAGCCCTCAAACTGGCGGCAAAGGGCAGCAGCCAGCTCTAAGTTCATAGACCCCTCTTGGCCAATGTGCGGTCTAAGAACCAGTAATTGATTGTCCCAGACAGCAATGCAGAAAAGTCTGGAGTCATCATGGTCTTGAACACTTCGACCGCTGGAGCGCCAGCAAGCCAAGCATTCCATGCAAACCAAACGTGGATGAAGCTCCACACAAACAATACCCAATATGTGACCAAAGGCCGCACTGATGCCGACAGACTGGCCACCCAGCCACCAGCAGATTTGACCATCTCGGCCTGCTGGGTGATGGCATTGTTAAAGGCATCCATCACGCCCACATCGACAGCAGCCTCTCTTTGAGCGCCAATCTCAGCGAGCTTTTGCTGGCCCCTTAATTGTTCTAGGTCGCACTGCCGACTAAACATCAGCAGTTCATGCGATCTTTCGTTTTTCTTATCAAGCCATTTCAAGACCTCTGGCGCCATCCTAAAGACACCGCCAAAGATGGACCCCAATATACCGCCACCCAAAATATCAAACATAAAAATCCACCTTTCTATTTGTAAAAATCTCAAGGCTAAGTTGGTTGCGTTCTGCCTTCTTCACATACAACTCAAACTCAAGGTCGTCAATTTTGTCCTTTACTTTCCGCATCTTCAGCGCCTGTGCATATTCTTCTTGCAAGCGCTCTGCCCTGCGCTCAAGCGCATCTGTCCTGTTTGGGTAGCCCTCTGGCTGCACCATCGGATACCACTTGTGTATGGGCGGGATCATTGTGAATAAAAATCCAATAAATGTAATTTATAGGCACTGCCAACCAAAGCAGTATTTGCAGTGCATCAATCACTTTTTTTCTCTTTCAATTGCATCTTGATAGCCTTGAATTATTTTGCTTCTTATTTCTGCCGAATCTGCTGTTCCAGCCCATGCTGGCACGTTGTTCCAAATAATCACCAAATCCTGACTTTTGCAATGTGGCGCATTGTTTGTCAGCCATATTGAGAGCTGCTGATGGCGCTCTGACGGGTTGTGCCGAGACATGGCAATATTGTAAAACTCGCTCACCTGACAGCCATTCTTGGCTGTAGCGCCCACTAGCACTAGCAGAAGTAACAGAATGAGCCAGCGCATTCATTTCAATCTTCTGACATATCACTGGCTGCCAAGTTGATGCGGGTTTTTAATGCACCAATGTCCTCTGGCTTGTCTTTAAATCCAATGGCAATGTAGCCGGCAAACTTGCCAGGGTCCGGTGGGATTGAGCCTCTGCACATGAATTTAACACCCTGCTTGACACCCCACTCCCCCACTTTAGAAGACGGATTAAATTCCTCGCACAGCACCTCATTATTTAACATGGCCACCATTGCAGCATTGCGATCAGCGCTTGCGTTGAATAGGCTTGTGACAGTCCCCTCGATGGCCTTCTCTCTTGTGCCATCGGCATTGAGCGCCAGCACAGTGGTGCGGCTATTGGTGGCCAAGTTGGCCTTGTGGATTAGCAAGACAATTCCATCCACATCCTTCATCAGGCTTCTGGCCGGAATGAGCAATTGCTCTTGCTTGGCCAGCTGGGGCATCTTGTCTTGCGTTGTGATGGCCTGCAAGATCACTTGCCTTGAGTCCCAAGCAAAGTAACCGGCAAAGGCCAGAAACGACAGCAAGATCACTGTAAACAGTTTGAACGGGTTATCCACCCATTTGATCAGCTCAACAATCTTTCCCGCAGTTGAGTCGTCTTTTTTAGCCTCTGGCTTTGGTGCAGCAGCTGGTGCGACTGGCGCGGCCAGAGTCACATTGACTTGGCTTGCTGGCGCTGCCTTTGGCCTTGACCTTTTAACTGGTGCGACCTTGGCCGCTGCTCTTTTGACTGGCGCTTTTGTCATTTCATCGCCCAAAAAATAATAAATGTGGACCAGACTACAAAGGCCGTGATGCAGGCCGCAGCAATGAGTGCCACGGCCCAGTCTTTCACTTTAGGCTCGTAAAGATGATGCCGGCCATGCTGGTCAGCATGATGCCAGAGACCCCAAGCATGATGTTTTCAAGACGTTTAATCCTGGCACATAGCATCTCATAGCGCAGTGTGCAGACATCAACATGGGAATTAAGTTGTGCTTGTGTCGGGTCCATGATCAAAAAGTAATTGAGCCAGAAGCCGTGAATTTATAAATCCTAAATCCACCTGATGTAGTAATTGTTGGTGAACCTGTTGTGCTTGTTGCGGCTATGAATGTGTCTGGATAGCGGAGGATAACTACTCCAGAGCCACCATTGCCACCACCATAATATGATGCTCCTGCAAAGGCTCCACCTCCGCCACCACCACCTGTGTTTACTGTACCTGCTGTACCAACGCCCCCTGCACTACTACCTGCCCCGCCTCCACCTACGCCTCCAGTACCGCCAGTTGATGGCGAACTAAGAACTCCACCTCCGCCACCACCAGCATATGTAACAACTGCGCCTGTGATTGAAGATGCGATACCTGCGCCACCATTTTGTCCGTTTGAACTATTAGGGTTTGATATACCTACAGTTCCTGCGCCACCGCCACCGCCTCCTCCATAATTTGAAGTTGTGTAGCTTGAGCCACCTGCGTTACCTTGCCCACTAATACCAGAGCCACCAGAAACATTACCCGCAGTTCCAGAAAAACTACCACCACCACCGCCTGATCCACCAGCAGAACCTGGACTATTTGATGTGTTGTAAGACCCACCGCCCCCGCCACCAGTAGCTACAAAATTACCTGTAGTTGCACCAGAAGATGTGGCAATTAAAACTGAATTTCCTCCGTTGCCTCCAACAACTGTGGCACTACCAGAACCTGTTGGTGTTCCCGTCCCTGCGCCACCAACAGTAACCCACAATTGTGTTCCAACAGTTACACCAGAAAAGCCAGCAATAAGACCACCTGCCCCACCCCCACCCCCACAAAGGGGGCCACCACCGCCACCGCCAGCAACGACTAAAAACTCCACATTCTGCGGAGGCAACCCTGTCCAGTTGTTGTCCTTAATGGCTTGGCTTGCCTGAGACAGCGTAAATATCCCGCTATATTGAGCCACGTTAGACTCCTTGAGTTACTTCAACCCATGACAATGTTGGCTCATCCCATTTGTACATCTTGCCATCTGTCGGCATAGGTGTAGGGGCTTCCCACAGATATGTCGTAGAGTTTTTAGTCCAAGATGCAAATGGTTGTGGAGGGGCAAAGCCTGTTCCATCCCATGTGTAACCAATGCCAGCATAGTTCTTATGCAATGGGCGACCTTCTGGGTGTTGGTTGCCGTGAGTGTTGTAGCTTGTTTGAACCCACTCAGATGGGTTGCCCCAATGACCTAAAGCCAAAGTCTCAGCGTCAATGACAATAACTTGGTCAACAATGCCGTTAGTGATGTGTGCGTAATGTGCCATGATTTTCCTTTAAAAAGTTACAGTTCCAGATGATGTCCAAGTGTAGATTTGGTAGCCGTCAGCATAAGAAATTTGAGGTGTGTTTGCGCCACCAAATGATGCGGGTGGGCTTTGTGTTGCAGGGTATCTGATGATTACAATTCCAGAGCCACCTGCCGCAGACACATAAGTTGTACCAGCACCACCACCACCACCTCCACCAGTATTGGCTTGACCCGCAGTTGCTGATACTTGATTGCTTGACGCTACTCCACCATTACCACCGCCACCAGCACCACCAAGTGCCAAAATAGTGTATCCACCACCACCACCACCGCCAGCGTAGAAGCGTCTTGTCCCATCTATGCTTGAGCAAGTTCCTGTGCCGCCAACACCACCAGCCGCAGTAGCAACTATGCCAACAGAGCCAGAGCCACCGCCACCACCAGAGCCGCCTAAACTTGCAATGCCATTACCGCCAGCAAATCCTTGTCCAGAAGTCCCTGCACCACCTGTTACTGGAGAAGCATCACTAGCAGTACCACCACCACTTCCACCCGTTGAGCCTTGTTTTGTATAACCACCACCGCCACCACCGCCAGTTGCTGTTATTGAACTAAAAACAGAGTTATCTCCATTAGTTCCATTATTGTTTGCTGTACCAGCCGCACCGCCACCGCCAATAGTTACAGTTAAAGCAGTTCCTGTAGCAACAGCAAATGAAGCCGCTTGAAGCAATCCTCCAGCGCCACCGCCAGCACCGCTTGCATCATTTGCGTTTCTAGTGCCACCTCCACCCCCACCAGCAACCACTAGATATTCAACAGTCGTAGGCGCACCAGATAAAGGGTTAAATGTTGCCGACAAATATCCACCTAATAAATTGCTCATAGTGTGATACTTCCGCTAGTCAAGAATGTGTAAATTGTGTAGCCATTAGCAGTTGTCTTTGTGCCATTGGTTACGCTTGCAGCATCAGCAAATGTGCTTGGGTAGCGAATGATAACAATGCCAGAGCCGCCAGCACCGCCAAGGGAAGAATTAAATGCACCACCGCCCCCGCCCCCGCCTGTGTTAACAGTCCCTGCCGTTCCATTATTAGAAGTTCCAACACCGCTTGCACCGCCTCCACCTACGCCACCAGCACCCGCTGTGCCAGACCTTGTAGAGCCACCACCGCCACCGCTAAAAGTAGTTACTGTTCCATTGATTGCGCTTGCAATGCCAGCACCGCCAGAACCGCCTGTAGTTGATGTGCCATTTATTCCAACAGTTCCAGCACCACCGCCTCCACCAGAACCATACGCTGATGAAAGTGTGTTTTGACCACCATAATTACCTTGACCAGCTACTGCAATACCACCAGAGTTAATTCTTTCGCCAGATGCAATATTTGATGACCCACCACCAGAACCGCCTGTTCTACCCGAAAACAGCGTATCGCTTCTAAATCCACCACCACCACCGCCTGTTGAAGTTATAGAACCAAATACAGATGCCACACCATCACCACCAGCAGATGGAAAAGAACCAGCAGAACCACCACCACCTACTGTGGCTGTAATTGCAGAACCAGTAGCGACAGGAAGAATCCCTGTTAACAATCCACCAGCACCGCCTCCACCGCCATCATCAGCACCACCAGCACCGCCACCCGCAACAACAAGGTACTCAACCCAACCAGTTTTCTGTGGGCCTGTCCAAGCCTTTTGTGCAAGGGCTTGAAGTTGTTGTCTGAGAGTAAAAAGACCCGTTGCCATTTTTATCCCTTAGAAAGTAATCGTGCCAGAGGCAACGAATCTGTACACACGCCAAAAGCCTGTGACATAAGTTTCTGGTGAGCCTGTTGTTGATGTAGCAGGGGCTAAGTAAGATGGGTAGCGGAGAATTACGATGCCAGAGCCGCCAGCGGCGGGATTACCAACATTTATTACGTTCCATCCACCAGCTCCACCACCTGTATTTGCAAATCCTGATTGAGGCAAAAGTGTGGTTTCTTTGCCGCCATTACCACCTCCACCTCCGCCGCCTAGTCCGGGGTTTGCATATCCACCACCACCACCACCTCCAGCGTACTGAACTTGTGCGCCTGAAATTGAAGAAACCAGACCAGCGCCGCCACTTCCCGGAAGTGTAGTTGCTGTTACCCCCACAGACCCCGCACCCCCACCACCGCCAGCATTGCCGCTTGAAGGGTCGCCAACACCGCCAGCGTTTCCTTGACCAGCAGTACCAGCGCCACCAGTGCCACCAGTAGCAAATGAAGAACCGCCACCGCCAGAACCACCGGCGACACCGTTTTGCAAAGAACTATTTTGACATATGCCTCCGCCACCGCCACCCGTAGCAGTGATAGCACCAAAAACGGAATTAGAGCCATTTACACCAACAGCAGTTGCTGTTGCACCCGCTCCACCAGCACCCACAGTTACTGTATAAGAAGTTCCAATAGTTACAGCAAGTCCTGTAGCAGTCAATAAACCACCAGCACCGCCTCCACCACCGCCATTACCAGCCGCAGTAACACCACCAGAACCACCGCCAGCACCGCCAGCCACGACAAGGTATTCCACCGCTGTAACAGGGTAGTTAATGCCGTTACGTCCAGCACTTAGAATTCCACCAACTCGTTTGGACATGATTAGTCCTTATGAGAGTTCTTCGTATGAAATCGTGTAGGCTATTTTTGACGATGTGCTACTGGTCACAACTACAGACTTGTCTTCTTCAAGATAGAAAGCAGTTG